CTATGCAGTTGCTGCTTAATCAAACTCATATGAAAGGATCAATCTAATGGGTGAATACAGAAACAGAACAACAGGCGAAGTAAAATCGCAAGGGGCGTGGCGGCAAGATTTTCCAAATATGTCCCTACCACGGGTTTGGAAATCGGCAACCCTAGACGCACTAGACCTAGACCCAGTCATGACAAGCGCAAAGCCGTCTACTACTGGATTGCAGATTGCCGTTCGGGATGGCGTAGTTCAAACGGATGGCGTTTGGATGGAAAATTACGTTGTGCAAGATATGTTTGCAGACATCACTGATGATGATGGCAACGTGACAAAAACAAAAGCAGAGCAAGAGACAGAGTATCAGGCTGTCTTAGATGCGCGAACTGCCACAGGCCATCGCACCACGCGCAATAAGCTATTGGCTGACAGCGATTGGACGCAAATGAACGACAGCCCTCTTAGCAATGAGGACAAGACAGCTTGGGCAACCTATCGCCAAGAGTTGCGCGATATGTCAGACTTGGCATCATGGCCTAATATTGCTGATGATGATTGGCCTGTAGCACCGTAAGGAGCTTAACTAATGCTTTTTGGCTCTACACCTTTTTCCGTAACCGCTTTTGCCTCTACGGGTGAAGAGCGTCTAATTGCAACTGGTGTAGAAGCCACCACAACTGTTAATGCTGTTGTAATTGTAGGTGCTGCAAATCTATCTCTAACAGGGGTAGAAGCTACAGGAACTATAAACAGTGTAGTAGTTGACGCACAAGCTGTAGTAGCTGCTACTGCAGTAGATGCAACAGTATCTATAGGCGACACAACCGTAATAGCTGAAGCTGTAGTAGTACCACAAGGGGTTGACTCTACAAGCAATTTAGGTACAACTACAGTAATAGCAGAAGCTAATGTAAGTATTACCGTACCTGTACTTACAGTTACTGCAGGATCACCTACAATAATAGGTAAAGCTGTAGTACTTCCTGCTGGGGTTGCAGCTAATACTAACTTAAACACTGTTGATACACGTACTGTTAACGTTATTGAGGTTACCTCTATACCGCTTAGCATATACACTAAACGTCCTGTTGTATCTACAGTACAGTTTGATTACGAAAGCTTTAAAGATAGTTATGATCGTGATCGCGTAATTTATGTTGCACCTGTAGATCAAAGGTATACAATTACAATAGCAGCAGACCCAACAAACAGAACTGTTTACATTCAAGCTATGGATACAGACAGAACAGTACGTATCGCAGCGTAAGGAATATTTTTATGTCATATAAGTGGCCTGATAAAGATAAAGACGAATTACTTGATTATAATATAGATTGGTCACGCTTCTTAGGTGATGATACTATTTCAGGTGTTACTTGGTATATAGATGACGCAGACGGTGTAAAAACTGAGGTATCTGCATCAGGCGTGGTAAACGGACTACAGATGGTGCAAAAGACCAATACTCTTACAGTTGCTACTATTAGACTTTCTTTAGGTACGAATAACGTGCGTTATAAAGTTACTTGTAAGATTACTACAGTTGAAGGTTTGCAGTATGAGCGTAGCGTATACCTACGCGTTAAGGAGAAATAAGAATGGCTTATGACTTTATCGGCCTAGTGAACGATGTTAACCGCCGCCTTAACGAAGTAGAACTTACCACCTCTAACTTTGCTGGCGCACAAGGTTACTACAACCTTACTAAGGATGCTGTTAATGCTTCTATTAGGCATATTAACCAAGAAGAATACGAATGGCCTTGGAACCATGTAGAAGAGACAGAGGTTCTAACTCCGGGGGAAGTTCGTTATAGTATGCCATACGACGCTAAGACTGTTAATATGAACAGCTTTCGCATTAAGCGTGACAACACACTAGGCGTTGGTACTCAAAAACTTAAAATTATGAACTATGAAGAGTATCTTGACAAACACGCTGACTATGAGTATAACTCTATAACAAGTAATAGAACTGTCCCAAGTAACGTAGTTCGTGCTCCTAGTCGTGAACTTATTTTTATACCATCCCCAGATAAAGCCTATGAAGTAGTATATGAGTATTACACAATAGGTGTTGATATGATCAAGGCTGCAGATGTTCCTGTAATCCCTGAGCAGTATCGTCACATTATAGTAGATGGTGCTATGTATTACGCTTATGTATTCCGTGGGGATATGCAAGCTGCAACTGTTTCACAAAATAAATTTAAAGACGGCATTAAGTTTATGCGGTCTATCAATATTAACCGCACAGAGTATGTCAGAGCTAGTGGCTCCTATGTTACGCAGAGTGCAAGAGTTAATTCATAATGGCTACAAATTGGCAGACTTTTCCTATTGAGTTTAAGGGTGGCCTTATCTCAAACATGAGTCCTCTACAACAGGGGATTAATGCTATTGGCTCTGCTACTATCTTACAAAACTTTGAACCTGCTCGATCTGGTGGCTACGCTAAGCTGCGTGGATATAATAAAGTAGACGACGATGTAATCCCTGGATCAGGTCGTGTTCTTGGTGTTAAAGTTGTAAATGACTCTGATAACATTGCAGCTAGAAGTAATGGCACTGTAACGGAGTATCATAGAAGTACAGGTGCTGGTTGGACCTCTTTAGGTACAGCTACAGCGCTTGGCGGTAAGATTAGGTCCACTGAGTTCAACTTTGGCTCAGGGGATTTTGTTTATTTTGTAGATAGTATTAACTACCCAGCGCTGTATGACGACACGCTCAACACACTCACCTTTATAACTTCTAATACAGACTTAGAAGGTGCAGAGCAAGCGGCTGTATTTAAAAACACTGTATTCTTTTCTAAGGGGTCTAACTTATATTTTTCTGCCCCCGGCGATGCACAAGATTTTAGTGCAGCAAATGGTGGTGGCGTAATTAACGTAAGTCACGTTATCACTGGTCTAATCTCCTTTCGTGATCAACTTATCATCTTTAGCCGTAATAACATTCAACGGCTTACTGGCTCTAGTATAGCTAACTTTCAACTAAATCCTATCACTGAAAGTATTGGCTGTCTTGACCCTGACACTATTCAGGAAGTCGGTGGTGATATTATGTATATGTCCCCAGACGGTATTCGACTCTTAGGTGCGACAGACCGTATTGGTGACTTTGCACTTGAAGTTGCATCTGATCCTATTGCTGATGACGTATACAAGTTTGCTCAGAGTACTGCTAACTTTTGTTCAATAGTTATTCGTGAGAAAGCGCAGTATCGTATCTTTGCTTACACTGAGTCTGAACAAAAGAAAGTTGCACGTGGTCTACTCGTTACTAAGTTCTCTGATCAAGGTACAGGTAACCTAGCTTGGGGTGAAACAGCAGGTATCAAAGCTTTTGTAGCTGACTCTAAGTATGTAGCAAACTATTCTGAGATTATCATCTTTGCTAATGAAGACGGTTATCTGTATCAGATGGAACAAGGTAGTGACTTTGATGGTGAGCCTATTGAGGCTATCTATGAGTCTCCTTACATGCCAGTATCTGACCCTCAGATTCGTAAGACTTTCTATAAGCTAACTACTTACATTGATCCTACAGGCTCCTTCAATATTGACCTAGCAGTTAAGTATGACTTTACTCGATCTAATAACCAAAACTTAATTCAACCAGCAGCTACAACTATTTCAAGTACAGGTACCTTTGTATCTTTTTATGGTGCTGTTACAGCTATCTTTGGTACATCTACATACGGTGGTGAGCTGGATAAAGTTTATCAAAATCAGATTATTGGCTCAGGTAAGACTATAGCTATTCGTATTGAAGATAACTCAACAAACCCAGTATTTACACTAGACACGGCTCTGCTAGAATATACGCAGAACGATAGACAATAAGGAAGTAACACATGGCAGGTTACACACGCCAAGATACGGCAAACAACATTGCTAACGGTAACGTTATTGACGCTGACGATCTTGACAGTGAGTTCAACGCTGTCGAAGACGCATTTCAAGCCTCAACTGGTCACAATCATGATGGTTCAGCAGGTGAAGGTGCTCCTATCACTAAAGTCGGACCTAGCCAAGATATCATTGTAGGTATCTCTACAGTTTTACCTAAAGCTAACAATATCATAGACATAGGCTCTTCTGCTGCACAGTTTAAGGATGGATACTTTGATGGTACTCTGTATGCTGATACTGTTAATGTTGGTGTTAATGGATATACTACTTTTGAGGACAACGAGTACGCAGTATCTTCAGGTGACCTTACAGTAGATGTCGCTGGTGATATTATACTTGATGCTGACGGCGGCGATGTCAAACTACAAGACGGTGGTGTGGATTATGGTAGGTTTACTAATCGTAGTAATCAGTTGTCTATTTATTCTGGTAGTGTTGAATCATTACGGTTAAATGGTGCAGATGTAGATGCGCTGGGAACATTTGACGTTACAGGTAATGCTACGGTAGGTGGTACTTTTACTGTAACTGGAGATACCTCTATTTCATCAGGTAACTTAACTGTTAACACAGGTGACGTATCTATTGGTGGTACTCTTGGTGTTACTGGTACAATTACAGGTACACTAAGCGGATCAGTAACAGGTAACGTGACAGGTGACGTAACAGGTACAGTATCCAGTATTAGTAATCACGATACAGATGATCTAACTGAAGGTACAAACCTTTACTATACAGATGCTCGTGCAAGAGCTGCTATCTCAGCTACAGGTAGCCTTACCTATGATGATAACACAGGTGTCTTATCATTTACGCAAGGGGACACAGATACTGTAGCGGAAGGCTTGACTAATCTGTACTACACAGACGCACGTGTAGCTAGCTATATTAGTGGTAACCGCTCTTACGGTAATATTACATCTACAGGAAATATTGATGCTTCAGGTAACTTAACAGTTCAAGGTAATCTTACTGTTTCAGGTACAACCACTACAGTTAATACAGAAACTATTAACCTAGCTGATAATATTATTACCCTTAACAGTAATGAGGCAGGGACACCCTCTCAGAATGCTGGTATTGAGATCGAGCGTGGTACTTCAGCTAACAAACAGCTTATCTGGAATGAGTCTACTGATCGTTGGTCTGTAGGTAGCGACACCTTTGAAGCTGGTACTATTATTGGTAACATTCAAGGTCAGATTACAGGTAACGCAGATACAGCGGATGCACTATCTACAGCCCGTAACATAACACTTACAGGTGAAGTGACAGGTTCTGCTTCCTTTGATGGTAGCGCAGATGCAAACATAACAGCTACTGTTGCTGCTGATGTTATTGGTGCTAATGAGCTAAAAGTCACAGGTACGGGAACGTCTACACAATTCCTACGTTCTGATGGAGATGGTACTTTTACTTGGGCAACACCGTCAGACACAAACTACTATGTGAGCAGTGGCTCATTTAGCGGTACTACCCTGACCCTACAACGGTCTGGCCTAAGCAGCATCAGCATCTCAGGTTTCCCTACTCAAATCACTGACAACTCCCAGATCGGCAATGGTGCTGGCTACATTACGTCAGCCCCTGCACCTACGACATCACAGGTTCAAACCGCGACTGCTGG